CCGCCGGGTTGTTTGGCCGCATTAACGGCGCGACACAACAATACCTGCCGTCAGCCACCGCCGCCTCGACCTACGTCGCCAAAACCGGCGATACGATGACCGGCGCCTTGCAGATTACTCCGGCTGCGGGCTTTTCCGATTTTTACCTGAACAAACCTGCCGGGGCCAACGGTTGTCGTATTATTACTACGAAAGCCGGCAGCCTGCGGTGGATTATCAGTGCTGGCGAAGCGACGGCGGAAGCCGGGAGTAATGCGGGCACAAATTTTTTGATTGATCGGTACAGCGACGCAGGCACTTATCTCGGCACTCCGTTCTCTATAGATCGTGCGAGTGGTTATACCACGATTTCGAACCCTCTTACTCTAGGTAACGCCCTCCTTATAGGCGCAGCCAATCCATACATAGTGGTAAATGGCGTCAATTTCATGACGATGGACGCTGTAGACGCCGGCTATACTCAGATATTCGACAATAGTGGATCCATATCCTTATATCTCGGTGGCAGCGCCTCTGGCTACCAGAATATATATCGACAGGATCAGCATATATTCCGAAATCGCGCCGGTACGAACCGGATGTCTCTCACCAGCGACAACAACGCCTATCATAGCAGTGTATCACATAATTTTCAGGGGGCTGGTGGTACGCCATCGCAGGCTACCATTAACTCAACCAACTGCTACAAGCCTGGTGGCGGCACCTGGGCCGACATCAGCGACGAGCGCCTCAAGCACAACGTCGAGGACTATAAGCGCGGGCTCGATGCGCTCGCCGGACTACGCCCCGTCACCTACCAGTTCAACGGGAAGGGCGACACTGCCGACGACGGGCGGGTCTTTACGGGACTCATTGCGCAAGAGGTGCGCGAGGTCATGCCGGAGATGGTCGGCACCCGGAGGGGCAGGCTCAACAAGGACGACGAGGAGGAAACCGACCTCCTGACACTCGACGCCACATCCCTCATCTACGCCCTCCTTAACGCAGTACGCGAACTATCCGCGAAGGTCGCAGCGCTCGAGGCGGCGAAATGATCGACTTCCCCGTTTCGCCATCGGTCGGCACGATCCACGCATCGGGTGCTGTCGCGTGGCAGTGGGACGGCGAGAAGTGGCTCGCCACGACCTCCACCGTCTTCCTGCTGCGCAAGCTGGCGGCCAACCCATCGGCCGGTCCAGGTGCCGGGACAGCCATCCTCTACGCCGTGCAGGGCGCCGGCACGAGCGCCACGCTGCGGGTGCAGGCCGGCACCAGCGCAACCCCGGCCGATCTGCTTGTGAATATCGGATCAGAGTTTTGATGCGGACCATCTGGGCTGCGCTCTGTCTCTTTCCCAGTGTCGCTCTGGCGCAGGGCTGGCCGGCAGTCAATAGCCCGATCCCGGCCGGGCGACAGGCGATCTCGGTACTTGGTTACGTTGCTGGCAACGCCGAGCTGAAGGGGGTCGGCGGTTCCGATCATCCTGCCGGGGTGACACGCCTGGGCTTCACCGCACCGGGCGATGGAGGCGCGGCAACTTATTTCTGGTCGCCAGCCAACTGCGCGAGCGCGGATGACGGCGCGCGGGTGCAGCCAACCGGCATAACAGGTTGCTGGCAGGCCGATTTCTCGTTTTTCAAGCCCAACGTCAAGCAGTGGGGCGCCAAGGGCGACGGCACGACCGACGATGCCAACGCGATCAACACGGCGCTGAGTTCGGCGAACAGTCTCAGTCTCGGCGAGATGAACTTCCCGGCGACATCGGCTTTTTACGGGATCTGTTCCGCGCACATCAATTACGCCCCGAGCAAGGCATTCCACGTGCGCGCTCCCAAGGGCACACGAATACAAGTGCTGCCTGCCTGCGCTTCGCCACCCAACGAGGTGTGGTACACAAACGTCCTCATTCCTCTGGGATCGAATATCTATCTCGGTAACAATGTCATCGAAGGACTGACGCTCGACGGGTATTGCAAGACAAAGTATGTCCTGCATCACGCTACAGGACAGGGTACGACCTACTACAATATGTTGATAAGGAGCGCGGCCCCTGGAAACGTGATCGCCGGGAGTGCGGGCGCGTATTTTGCCAACGGTAATGAGCGCCGGATGGGTGCCGGCAACGTCATTGCCAATGAAAACCGCCTCGGAAACATATGCTACACGTCGTCGGCCTCGTTGCCGACCTACGGAATGCGCGATGAGGGAGGTAACGACGATTTTACTGGGCTTCTCGTCGTAAACGCCCAGATCGGCATATACAACAATGGCGGCGACAACTTTTATGGACCGGGCACCCATGTCTGGGGTGGGCTGGACATCGACGGGAGCGGGCAGGGCGTCTACAACCCCGTCCTCGACGTAACTACCGGTATCCACCTCGTATCCAACGGCTCGGTTATAGGAGCCGAGATCGACCAGGCGAAGTCGTATGCCGTTTTGCTGGATGGCGGCGCGGAGGGCAGCCTGGGCGGTATGGTGGCGGTTGGAGTAAACTGTCGCTATGCGGCCGGTGGGCCGTCTGCGTCACAGTATTGCGTCCACCGGACGGCGACGCCGACCCAGTACTACGTTGCCGGCACCAACTCCCCGCAGCATACCGGCACAGCATCATCGGCTATTTATGGCGGGGTTCACTTTACCTCGCCACACCAGTTCGATGGGTTGGCATTACAGAACAGCACCAACGCTGTAGCGGCATTGTCGGCGCAGGATACCGGAGGCGATAACGGCACTCTGGTTCTTAACAAAGCTGGGGTTACAGGATTTCGTTGGCAAGCCGACGGCACGGCGATCGTCAAAAACCTGCCGACGAGCTGCTCGGGCAAGCCGTCCGGTACAGTCTGGTTGAACGCAGGCGCAATGTCGGTGTGCCCATGAGCGCCCTGATTGTGGCGATGTCCCTGGTGATCCTGCATCGCATCGACGGGGGCGAGGTTCTCGTGGCCCCCGAGCACATCACTTCAATGCACTCGAAGGCCCCGACCAGCGCACAGAACAAGCTAGTCACGCAGGAAGCGCGCTGCATCGTATGGCTCGCAGACGGTAAGCAACTGGTGGTGCTGGAGCCGTGCGAGACCGTGAAACGGCTGATGGAGGCGGCGCGATGAGCGATCTGTCCAAGCGCGAAAAGCGAATACTGGAGCGCGCCTATTGGCTGTGGGAAGAGGCCGGACGCCCACAGGGCCGCGACCAAGAATTTTGGGAGCGTGCCGAACGCGAAGAGCCAGAGGAGGAAGAGTGATGTTTGGAGGAGGGGGTGGCTCTGCCCGCCCGCCAGATCCGCCGCCACCGCCTGCGGCCCCGCCCACCTATGCCTCGCAGGCGAGCGTGCGCCCGAACACCAACATTGGCCGCTTCGGCACGCTCAGCGACACGATCCTTACTGGGCCTCTTGGTGCAAGTGGTGGCGATGTACGGAATAAAGTCTTGTTGGGACAATGAGCGAAAAGTACCGTAAATACGCACAAGAGCGGATAGAGGCGCTCCGCACTGTGCGGATGACTTGGTATTTGCACTGGCGTGACCTATCCAGTTACATCCTGCCGCGCCGGTACAAGTGGCTCATATCCGCTAATGATAGGTCGCGTGGAGCGGACATCAATACAAACATAATAGACTCGACCGGCACACTTGCGGCCCGTACCCTCGCCAGTGGGATGATGAATGGGATTACCTCTCCAACCCGCCCGTGGTTCAAGTTGCGGATCGAGGGCTACGAGGAGGATTACGAAGTCCAATCATGGTTGAGTGACTGCGAGCGCCGCATGTTGACGGTGTTCCAGGCGTCAAACTTCTACCAGTCGATGGCTATCATGTACTTCGACCTGGTAGTGTTTGGCTCAGCGTGCATCATCATCTACGAGAACTATGACAACATCATCCACTGCTTCAACCCCTGTCTTGGCGAGTTCTTTTTCGACCTCAACAACAACCTCGAGGTCGGTACCGTAGCGCGCGAGTTCGTACTGACTTATGGGCAGATGGTAGAGGAGTTTGGGGAAGAGAAGGTTTCGCCGGAGGTGCGGCGCGGCTATGAGCAGGGTTCGCTGAAGTCTCAAGAGAAGCGGATCGGCCACATAATAGAGCGTAACACCGGCGATTTCGATCTAGTCCCAAAGAAATTTCCATTCCGAGAGGTCTATTGGGAGATAGGCTCCCCGAACAACCTTCTGTTGCGAAGCCGGGGCTTTTACGATTGGCCCTGTATGACCCCGCGATGGGACGTTCAGAGCAACGATCCCTATGGACGCAGCCCCGGAATGGATGCCCTTGGCGACATCAAACAACTCCAGAAGGAGACTTTGCGCAAAGCACAGGCCATTGACAAGATGGTAAACCCACCCATGCTGGCCGATGTCCAGCTCAAAAACCAGCCGATGTCCCTCCTTCCCGGCGGGATGACCTACGTGAGCGGTCTCGGTAGAGATAGGGAGGGCGCACGCCCGATCTACACCATAATGCCTCCCATTGCCGAGATGATGCAGGACATCCGCGAAGTCCAACAGCGCATCAAGATCACCTTCCACAACGACCTCTTTACCGGCATCACCGATCTCCAGACGGTGCGGACGGCGACTGAGATAGATGCGCGGCGCGAAGAGAAGCTGGTGCTGCTGGGGCCGGTGTTGGAGCGGATTGAGTCGGCCCACGAGGGACTCGGGAATGGGATCGACAGGGTATGGGGGATTATGTGGCGCGGCCAGCTCCTTCCTCCACCGCCCGCCTCGCTGCGTGGCACCCCCACCAACATTCAGGTAGACTACATCTCGATGCTTGCGATGGCACAGAAGGGCATTGCCACTGCTGGGATCGAGAAGCTGTGGGGCTTCGCAGGTAATCTGGCCGCGGTTATCCCGAACATCCTCGACAAGTTGAACCCGGATCAGACAATTGACGAGTACGCTGCGGCGCTGGGCGTATCCCCGAAGATAGTGGTGGGTGACGAAGAGGCGGCGGCGGCTCGCGAGGGGCGTGCTGCGCAACAACAGGCGGCTCAGGCCGTCGAGATGGCCTCGACCGCGGCTCAGGGAGCGAAGACACTCTCGGAGACAGATGTGGGTGGTGGGGCAAACGCACTCCAACTAATGCTGGGTGGTGGCGGTGGCTAAGACCAAGTTTACGCCCGAGCGGGTGGCGGAGATGCAGGCATTGGGGCGCTTTTTGGGCGAACCTGCCGGGCGGCGGTGGCTCTACCAGCTCATGACCGAGTGCAATGTATGGACAACCTCTGGCGTGTCCAATGCCCTGAGTCTCGCCTTCCGAGAAGGATCACGGTTCGTGGGCCTTCGACTGCAAGCCGAAGCCATGCAAGCTAACCACGATATGTACCTCAAGATGTTGAAGGAGATGGAAGTTGAGCGACCAGGCGCAATTGGCACCCGAGGCTTCGGCACCGACGACCCCGACGGAGACACTGGAATCGACGCTGACATCTGAGACGCAAGCACCAGCCCCGTCGGTTCTTGGAACCGAGCCGGCGCCGGCGCCTGAGCCGTTCGACGCCGAAAAGATTACTCTTCCAGAGGGATTGTCGAAGGACGATGCCCTCTTCGGAGACTTCACGAACCTTGCAAAAGAGCATGGCTTGCCCATGCCCGTCGCGCAGACCCTGGTCGATCTGGCCGCGAAGCAAGTCCAAGCTGCCAACCAAAAGCTTCAAGCGAGTTGGGACAAGCAGAATGCGGACTGGCAAGCGGAGGTACGGAGCGACAAGGAAATCGGGGGCGACAACCTCCAAGGCGTGTTGCAGACATTTTCCAAGGTTGCAAGCGATCCTGAGTTGTCTGATCCGAAGTTTCGTGAGGCACTAGCGTTTACCGGCGCGGGAAATCATCCAGCGATAGTACGGACACTGGCACGGTGGGCAAAAGCCTTATCGGAGGGGGGTCCGGTACGCGGAACACCGTCCCAGGTAATGCAACGGCCGGCAACTGTTGGCGAAGCCATCTACGGCCCAGGCGGGCCGCATACTGGCGGACCACGACTTCAATAAGGATCTGAAACATGGCAGTACTTGGAACAACCGTCCTAACCTACGCTGATTGGGCAAAGCGGGTCGAGGACGGATACCGCATCGGCACCATCATCGAGTTGCTCTCGCAAACCAACGAGATCCTCTTGGACATGCTCGTTCTCGAGGGAAATCTTCCTACGGGCCACAAGACGACGGTCAGGACCGGCCTTCCGACTGCAACCTGGCGCTTACTCAACTACGGTGTCCCTAACTCGAAATCGACCACCGCGCCGATTATTGACACTTGTGGGAACTTGGAGGCATACGCGCTGGTTGATAAGGACATCGCCGATCTGAACGGAAACACCTCCGAGTTCCGTGGCAGCGAGGTAGTAGCATTCCTCGAAGGGATGAACCAACAGATCGCCTCGACGATCATCTATGGGAACCAGGCGGTTAACCCGGAACGCTTCACAGGGTTCGCCCCTCGCTACAGCACGGTGACGGCGGCGAACGCACAGAGCGCGGCTAATGTCGTAGACATGGGCGGCACTGCTGGCACGAATACCTCCATGTGGATCGTCACCTGGGGCGCCAACACCACTCACGGCATCTTCCCGAAAGGCAAGATGACCGGCCTCCAGCACCGCGACATGGGTGAGTGGCCCGTCCAAGACACTGCTGGCAACACCTACCAAGCCTACAGGGATCACTTTAAGTGGGAGATCGGTCTTGCGGTGCGGGATTGGCGCTACAACGTGCGTCTCGCCAACATCGACGTGACGCTCCTGAACGGTGCGTCAGCGGCCAATCTGATCAATGGGATGGTCCGAGGCCTCTATCGCTTGCCGACCGCCTCGCCTTCGGCAACGGGCATCCAGACGTCGGATAGCCCGCAGATACAGGGGTCTATGGGCAACACCGCGATCTACTGTAACCGCGTCGTGCGGACGTACTTGGACCTCCAGGCGATGAACAAGACCAACGTCCTGTTGTCGCTGCAAGAGTTCCAGGGACGCGTCGTCACCATGTTCCGAGGTATCCCGATACGGACGGTGGATGCCATCCTCTCTACCGAAGCGCGCGTTGTTTAAGGAGCTATGAGATGATTGAAGATGGCGCATTGATATTCACCGGCACGCCCGGCTCGACAACCGCAAATTTCGACACGCCGACCACTGGCACCCAACAGTCAACCAACGTGATTGATCTAGTGAACCCGAGGGACATGGGCATCGGAGACGACCCGGCGCTCAAGCTGCTGGTCACGGTCAAGACAGCGTTCACTGCCGGCACCAGCTTGCAGGTGCAGTTCCAGGGGGCGCCCGATGCCGGTGGCGGAACGCCTGGCACCTACACGACCTATGTGGAGAGCGGTGCGATAGCGGAGGCTGATTTGATCGTGGGCCGCTATCTGTTGCCTATAGACGTCCCGCGCCCGCCTCCCGGCGTACCACTCCCGCGGTTTTACCGTTTGCAGTACGTTACCGTCGGAACACACAGCACCGGCCAGATCCACGGCGCACTGGTCCTCGATCGCGCGGACTATGTGGGATACCCGCCGGGCATTACAGTACCGAACTAGGAGGAACCCCATGAAGTACAGGTTGTTAGGACCGCACGTACTGGCCGATGGTCAGCAACTCGATGCGGGTACTGAGGTCGGCGACGACACCGACATTCCCTGGAAAGACATTGATGGGAAGGATATGGAGCCGACCACGCAGATGGAGGGGCTCGACGATGCCTCTCGCGACAAGGTGCGCGAGGTGCATCAACGCCTCTACGGGCAAGGCCCCTCATGGGAACGCGGACAGAGTGACGCCGCGCGGGAAGCTCACGAAAAGCAGGCCGAAGAGCAGCGCAAGCTCGATGAAGGCTCGGAGCCGGTCAGCGAACAGCAGCGGCTGGAGCGGGACTACGAGCGGGATCGTAAGGAAGGGAAGAGAGGCGAGGCCGCGATGGCACCTACGATCCCTCCAAGGGCGCCCGTGACCTCTCCGCCGGGCGCAGCACGCCAACCCTCGCACACCTCCGCAGCCTCGCCGACGCGCAGCGGACAAACGGCCCCAGCACCAGGTCCAGCGACGCCCAAGGTGGATAAGGACGAGGTACGGCCCACTAAGCCGAACGAGGAACAATACCCCAAAGGCTAACTCTCCGGCCTGAGGGTAGAGTCCGTCTCGTTTCCTGTCCCTAGCGGGACGGACTCGCATAGGAGGATACGATGGCAAAGTTTAGGCTGCTTTCAGCACACCAGTTGAGGAACACAGACCTCAAGGCGGATGTGCTTCTTCCCGGCGACAAGGAAACAGAGCATCTCGGGGAAGAGCGTGGAATGATCGTTGGAGACGGAACAACGTATCCAGTGATCCACGCTACCCTCGAGATGTTACCGTTGGATGAGGAAGCAGAGGCGATGTTGAATGTGGAGCGGGAACGACTGGTCCGCAATCACGCCTCAATGAACCCGGTAGATCAGCTCCCGGTGCAGGTTTTCGGTGGACGAGACGATTACGACGACCGATATATCCCCGGTTTCCCTGGCATACCTCGCCCTCAGCGTGGGCCGCACTTGGTTGAGGACAAGTAGTGATGCGCCATATCGCGCTGGCACTTGCCTTCGTGCTGGGTGGGTCGCTCGCGAACGCCCAAACCTTCGTGGCTCCGCTTAATCAAGTGGAAATTGACCAGCAAGTCAGCCCCGCCGCTGCTTCGAGCTTCCTGTTCAACAGCCCGAGCAAAAGCCTCGCCGCGCTGACCGTGGTCGCGGGCGCCAGCGCCGGGTACGCTTTGGTACTCGATGCGGCTACGCTGCCGGCGAATGGAGCCTTGACCTCGTGTGCGGGGCCAGCGACGGCCCGTCCCTGCCTGATGTGGTGCGCTCCAATAGCCGCGAACGGCTACGTCGATAAGCAGTGGAACTCGCCGATGTCCTTCAGCACGGGCGTGCTGGCGGCCTTCTCTACGACCGGCTGCGCCACGCTGACCGTCTCCGCGACCGCACAAATCTTTGGACAGGCCCCGTAGATGAAGAAGCTCGCTATCGCCGCGCTGGTGCTGTGTTCCCTTGCGACTCCAGCCGGGTCGCAAAACGCGATAACGCAGGAGGGTACCGTCCTCCAGAACTCTCCGATGATGTTCAAGGGGAACAATCGGTCGCGCCAGGGAGCGACGGTCAATGGCGCCCCGTTCGGCCAGTCGGTGACGACCGGCGACAGCGTGATCGGGGGTCGCTGCGACTACAGCGGGCCGACCGACGATCCGCTCGGCTATTACAAGCTGTGCATTGACGGGGCTAACGGCAAGATCATCCTCGATGGTACGCGGACGCCGCTCCACCAATTAAAGTTCGTCATTAACGGGACAGAGTATTCCTTTCCCGAAGGGGCTGTAGGCCCAGCGGGACCGGGATCGGGAATGAACTCGTCCGCACCGTGCAACGGATTGACAGACGTTACCGCTGCGATGCAAGCCGAGATCAACGATTACTCGAACGCGGGCGGCGGTATCTACCACATCCCTGTTGGTAAGGGCTGTGTGGTCGGTACCTCGACACATCTGGAGATACCGTACAACGTCCAGCTTTCGTGCAGCATGACGGGCGGCGGCTACTGGCCCAGCCACAACTTCACGAACTACGCCGACTTCCTGGTTGATCCCTCGCATACGATCCGCACGGTCACTCCGACCGCACCGCTTGGCGGCCGCAGCGGGATGTGGGGCTGCTTGGTCGTCAAGAAGGGACTTGTTGGCGCTACCGATCTGCGGGGCGTAATCAACACTATCAACTCTTTTGCGGGAACCGCTTTCGTCTGCACTGGGGCCGGAGGTGGTGCGGCGCAGGTCGATGTTGAGCTGCGCAACAACATGTTCGTCGGTTTCGGGACCGCAGTGGTTACGTCGTGCGACCGACTGCACTTCGTAGGCAATCGAGGAGACGCTACTACTTTCTTCTCGTTGCTGAAGTGCAATGACATCTGCGAGATACACGACAATCATGCCTGGCCCTTCGTGAGCAGTCCGTATCCAGGCAATCTGGGTGGCGGCGGGCAGGCCCAGGATACGAATGTGACCTCGGCGGTCATTACCGGCGGCAACGTGTTGACACTGGGTTTTGCCGCGCCGCCCACACCACTTGTCACCGGCGATACTGTAGTTTTGTCCAAGATCGGCGGTATCACCGGAGCGCAGTGGGGCCGGTTTACCGCTACAGTAGTTGACCCGACGCACATCTCCGTGCAAGGCACGTTCAGCGGAGCCTTTACGAGTGGCGGCACGATCCGCATCTCCTCGATGCGCCGGACAGGGACCGCGTTCAACTTCGCGGCTGGTGGTGGTGGTGGACCGCTTGCGAGACACCTGACGAGTTTCGGGTGGGATGTCGGTCTCTGGTTAAGGGGAGGTAGCGCAGCACACTGCGATGGGTGCTGGATGGATAACGACGTCAACGCTGCAAATACCGATCCGGTCCCTATTGGGCTTATGTTGGATGGAGCATCAGGGCTCACCAACTACTATCAGGGATACATCAACACGCCGGGTCAGGCTATCGTGAAGTATGACGACTCGATCCTTACGATTGGGCCGGGAACACAGGTGTCGTCGCTTAACAAGCTGGTTGGCAGCCATGTCATCATTGTGATGAAGGGTTCGCTCCAGGCATCTTCCGCCAACGTGTTCACGGATTTCGGGGCCGGAGTAGGACCAGCCCTGTACATAGCCTCCGCAGCCAATTCGGTCGATATTAACGGGAGTCCGCTGAGCGGTACAGTAACATTCGAGGGGCCGGACGGTTGTCCGAAGCTGCGGAGCAACGGATCGGTTGGGCCCTGTACCTACACGCCAACCTACACCGGAGCAACGATCCCAGACCCGCCGCTGCAAGCGATGTGGTACAACACAGCCGGTAGGACAACGGTGTACTACGTTGACAGCGGCAAGACTGTGAGTGGGCAGACGGCGGCACAGTTCTCGATCAGTATGCCGACAACGGCGGCGTTTGGAGGAACCTGTTCGATAGGTATCTTGGCTGCACCTATGACTGCTGGCCATACCCAATTCGTCGCCAACATTCCAGCAACCACCAACCAGGCAAGGTTCTTCCAGATAGCATCTGCCAGTGGCGCGAACGACATCGTGCCCGGCACGGCACTACTGTCGCCTGACCTTATCGCAGTGACCTGCACCTACCAATAGGAGCTACCATGCCGCTTTCAACCGACGAGTTCATCCTGACCCACCGGGTTGTGACCGGGGTGGTCGATGCCGAGCCTGTAGCTCTGGCGATACGCTACATCATGGAGGCGTCGCCGTGCGGTGACGATCCGGGCTGGAGCGATTTGGTCCTAGAGAACGGTGAGGAGTGGACCATCGCCACGCCGTTCGGCGAACTGGTGCCGACGTCCCGTGGCTGACCAGCTTGAGGTGGCACGTGAGGCGCTGGCCCAGATCGGTACCCGATCGAAGATCGCCTCGCTCGACGATGGCAGCGCAGAAGCGACGTACATCAACTTGCTCTATGGGCCGATCCGCGACTTCCTGTTGACCGATGGCGACTACGATTTCTCGCTGGTTGCAACCGAATTGGTTGCGCTTGTAGTGCCTCCAGCGCCGCCGTGGCTCTACGGCTACGTCTACCCGATCGACGCACTACGCATTCGTCAACTCTTCCCAAAGGTCCATGACCCCCTCGATCCGCACCCGATCGAGTGGACGATCAGTTCGACCTTGGGGGTCCGACAGATCAGCACCAGGGCCGAAGCGGTCCAGGTCCACTACACGCGGGCCGTCGCTGAAGGGCTGTGGGACGCGATGTATCGCCAGGCATTTGTGCGGATGCTGGCGAGCGCGCTGGCCTTCGCGCTCGAGAACCGGATCGAGGCGTCGAAGGTCAAATTGGACGAGGCGCTGGGGTTCGCCGGGATCGCCAAGGTGCGGGACATGTGAGATGTCGGAATTTCTTGATAAGCTGCGCAGTGATGCAGATCGCGAACGTACTGAGGCATGGGATCGCTGGTACAAAACTTTGCCTGACGATCTCAAACGCAAACTATCGGTGCATGACTTTCGCCGTCTCGGAGAGTGCTTTCGCATCGCCTTTAACATTCCGAAGGTTCAACCTCCTGATGAGTGGAGACGTTGATCCATGTCGATCGAGAGTGTCATCAACCAGGCCCTTGACCGCATCGGGTACAAGCGCCACATCGGCTCGATCTGGGACGGCAGTCCGGCGGCGCGGGTAGCCCTCAACGCCTGGGCCGAGACCCGCGATGCCCTGTTGGTACGGACCAAGCCGGAGTGGGCGCGCGACGATGTGCCCCTCGAAGTGTTGAAGCGCGCCCCGCCCTATTACGACGAGCAGACGCCTTGGGACCCAGTGCGGCACCCGGACCTGCCGTGGCTCTACGAGTACGCACAACCAGACAACTGTCTGGTTCCCCTTGCGTTGAAGCCCCGGCCGCACACCTTGCCGGTCTGGCGTCCACACGCTATGCGCTTTCGGGTCAAGACAGACGAGAGCAACTACGTCCTTCTGGGGAACGACCCGGCCCCGATCCTCACATGCATAGTCCATACCCACGACCCCGATGTCTGGTACGAGGACTTTAAGGAAGTGATGATCGTCACACTGGCGAAGAAGTTCGAGGCGGCCCTTGGCCACTCGGCCACGAAGCAGCAGGAGCCTAAAGATGCCAACGACGCCAGATGACATCGTTAATGAGGCACTGGATGAGATCGGGGTCGAGGAGATCGGCGACATTCATGAGGGATCGCGGGCAGCGAACGTAGCGCGCAGGAACTACGATCCGATGCTGCGGGCTATGCACGCTGCGGCACCGTGGAACTTCGCCCGCAGGCAGCGCCAGATCGACATGCGCGGCGACGCCTCCGGAGAGTACCACACCAATCGCTCGGTGCCACAGCCGTGGGCCTATATGTACGAGTGGCCCAACGACTGCGTACATGCGAGGTGGGTGCTTGGACTAGACGCTTATGCGCTGGACGCAAGTGGGGCGCCGCTGAACGCGATGCCGGCGTGGAACCGTCCAGCTCCCTTCATTGTGACCGACGCCCCGCTTCCCAACAACATCGAGAGCGATTGGAGCCAGACCGAGGGCCACAACCCTGAGTCAACAAAGGTGATCGCGACCAACCAACTCGGGGCGATGCTCGTCTATACAGGGCTGGTCATGTACCCAGATGCGTGGGACGCCGGCTTCCGGCGAGCGTTCGTCGCAGCGCTCGCCGCCCGCCTTGCGATACCGTGCATCGAGGATAAGGCGCAGGCGCGGGCTATGCGCAGCGATCAACTCCAGATAGCGCGGGAGGCGCTGATCGAGGCGAGGGTCCGCGACGGTAACGAGGGTTGGACCATGACCGATCACACTCCCGATTGGATTAGGGCACGTACCGCGCATGGCTGGTGGGGAGGTTGGCACGCGCATGGGAGTGGCTGGTCCAACTATCCATTCGTCGAGGACGCTGGAGGCGTTTACTGATGATTGTTAAGCTCAACTTCACTAATAAGATGACGGTTCCGGTACTGGTCCGAAGCAACATGGCGAGTGGACAGCCGCTTGCTCCCAACCAACAGCTTGAGATGACATTCGAGATGCAACCAGGTGAGGACGGTGTTGCTGATCTGACCATAATCTGTGAACCGGATAACTGATGCCCGATAGGGAAGCCCCAGTCAGTTTAGCGCAGCATAGCTTCGCTACCGGCGAGGTCAGTCCCGGTTTCTACGGTCGCCAGGACATCCAGAAGTATGGGAGTGGCTGTGCGGTCCTACGTAACTTTTATGTGGATCCTCGCGGCGGCGCAACGGTTCGCCCTGGCACCCAATTTATCGGCTACCCAGCCACACCCGGCTACTGCCGCCTGATACCTTTCCAGTTCTCGCCGGATGTCGGTCAGAGCTATGTGTTAGTGTTCAGCGCCGGTCACATCCGTTTCATCAAGAACCCCGGCACTGCTTCGTACCCGAACGGCTCGAATGCCGGCTTCATCCAGAGCGGCGGCGTCGCTTACGATGTGGCGACGCCCTACACTGAAGCGGACATCCGTGAGTTGCACTATGTACAGATGGCCGATGTTATGTGGCTCGTTTGTCGCAACCGCACGCGGAAGAAGCTGTCGCGCTTTGCCGACGATAATTGGACCCTGACCGAGGTGTCATCTACTCCGAGCATTGCCGCGCCGGTGATGTCGAGCGTTACTGTTAGCGCCGCCGCGACGGGGGTGACGCCGGCTCCGGCGGTAGAGACTCGTTATATGTACGCAGTCAGCGCGGTAAGTGCGGATGGCGATGAGAGCCTGCCGTCGGTGCCGATGGTCAGCGATGCTGGGATCAACATCGGGGTCACGCAGGGCACGGTGACGGTGCGGTGGAACGCAGCCCCTGCGGCATACTTCAAGGTCTGGAAGGCTTTGCCGGCGCACGGCAACCGCGTTCCACTGCCCAACGAGCAGTTTGGCTTCTGCGGATACAGCTACGGGGTCGAGTTTACTGACTCGAACATCGTAGCCGATTTCGCACAGGCACCGATCTCGGCATCAGATCCGTTCGCACCGGGCGCGCTTACCGGCTACGCCATCTCGAACGCTGGGTCAGGGTATATGCCGGGTGCAACGACGATCACGGTCAACGACTCCACTGGCACCGGGGCGGTAGTGTATCCGGTAATGGGTAGCAATATAGCGGGAACAGGGGGCGGCATTGTTGGCCTCTACATCGCCAACCCAGGCCACAACTACACCGCGCCGACCGCAACCGCTGTAGGTGCTGGGACCGGGTTCGCTGCTACCTTTACGGTTGGGCCCTCACTTGGCCTCGATCCAGGCACAGTTGGCATCTTCCAACAACGCCTGGTTTATGCCTCCAGCATCAATAAGCCGATCTCTTTGGCCGCATCGCGCCCCGGAGCGCCGGACGATTTCCGAGTTAGCAACCCTGTGACAGATGGCGATGCCTTCCAACTCGATATATTTGATCAACAGGTATCGCGGATCTTTTGGCTTCATTCGCTACCGGGTGGCCTCTTGATCGGTACCAACTCCCACGTCGTCCAGCTCACGGGCGGCAGCAATAACGTCGGTAATCCTGTCGCGGTAACGCCTACCAACGCGGTTGTAGTACCGCAGTCACAATTTGGTGCGGCGGATGTTGAGCCGATTGTGATAGACCACAATGTGCTCTACGTTCGCACTGAGGGTAGTATTAACGAACTCAGCTACAACTTCTATGCCAACATCTACGCAGGCAAAGACATCACTATTCTGTCTAACCATTTCTTCAACGAGATGCGGGTGCTCGATTGGGCCTACGCAGACTCGCCAGGTAAGATAGTGTGGGCGGTGCTCGATACTGGAACGTTGCTGTCCCTTACCTACGTCAAAGATCAGGAGATAGCAGGGTGGGCGCGGCACGACACCCCGAACGGTATTGTTGAGTCTATCACTACGATCCAAGAGGGCGAGGTCAACGCGGTCTACTTCTCGGTGCAGCGGTTTGGGTCACGGTGGATAGAGCGGCAAGCCCAACAGCACTTGTTCCAAGCATCCGATGCTTGGCAACTCGATGGGGCACTGTCAATCGCCTCGAACTTTCCGAATGCCCAGCTGGATATTGGCGGGCAGACCGGACGACAGCTGGCAGTAGCTTCGGCTCCCATTTTTCTTCCTGGGCACATCGACTATTACCAGATACACGCGGTCAACTCGAGAGGCACTATTGTCGAGTATTTTAGTCCTACACAGGTGATGGTTGAAATCGACTCGGCGCGACCGTTCTTTGCTCAATCGTTGTATCCGGGGTTGTGGCGCCTGGACCCGGTGCTGAGCACCGTCACTGGGCTCGCCCATATGGAGGGTACCACTGTTTACGCGCTGGTGGATGGTGTAGCGCAGGGGCCGTTTACGGTGGTGGGCGGCGCAATCACCCTGACGACGCCGGGATCACAGGTGGTAGTTGGCTATCGGTACCAAGCACAGCTACAACCACTCTATATCGAGACGCCGGAGGCCGCTACAATCCAAGGGAAGCGAAAGAAAGTCGCTGCCGCGTCGATCCGAGTACACAATACTGTTGGCCTTAAGTATGGTCCCTCTTTCACCGCTCTACAGCCGTGGACTCAGGGCACCTCCTCGACCGACGAACAACCGCTCCTACCGTATTGGGCGCTTGGCCTCTATAGCGGCGACCAGAGGATTTGGCTCGATCAGGTATTCTCGGTTGGAGGGTGGGTGTGCATACAGCAGGATAACCCGTACCCGGCCACCGTAATCAGCATCATGCCCGAATTGGCTCAAGGAGATGTGATGTGAACATCACCTTCAGGGATGCGGAGCGCCGCGACGCACTCGCCATAGTACCGTACCTTCGGGAGAGGGATCGCCTCAACCTGGTGCGACAGGGCAACCCGGTCGAAGTGATTAACGAGGCGATGTCAGCGAGTATCTCGAACTATGTGGGCGTCGCCGAGGGTGTTCCTGCGGTTATGTGGGGCCTTCGCGCCGCCCAACTCCTCGATGACAGTGCATATGTGTGGATGCTTGGCACCTCCGTAATCGACGACCACCCAATCCACTTCCTGCGATACTCACGAGCCGCCCTCAAGTTGATGCGACAACGCTACCGAGTGCTTTATGGAGAGATCGAGGTGGACTATAAGGCGTCGCAGCGGTGGCTACGCTGGTGTGGGGCGGAGATAACTCCACATGAGCGCCACTTGATGTTCGTGCTGCGCAATGAGTGAGAGGGGGCTTAACGCCCTTACGCTTGCAGTGGTAGTGGCGCTGATCATGATTATGGTGGGGATGGTGGTATGGGCCCTGAGGTAATGCTTGGCACACAGGCGGCTAGTACGCTATTCAGCGCAGTAGGTGGGATAAAGCAAGGTGCAGCGGCAGCAGGCGCAGCCAAATATCAGGCACAGGTAGCACGGAATAACGCCACCATTGCGCAACAGAACGCTGAGTATGCCTCACAGGCTGGTGAAACCGCGGCGCAAGCACAAGACCTTAAGGCGCGGTCGGCCCTTGGCTCGATACGGGCAGCGCAAAGCGCAAGCGGTCTGTCGGTAGACAGTCCTTCACTGCAAGATGCTTACGAGGGGTCGGCGCAAGTATATCGGCTCGATACCGCGAACATCGTGCAGAACGCAGCGCTGCGGGCGCGCGGATACCAAGCGCAAGGAGCCGAATATCTGGCCGAGGCCGATCTTCAGGATCGTAAGGCCAGCGACTCGCAGAGCGCCGGGCTTCTGAGCGCTGGTGGCTCGTTGTTGAGCGGGGCCTCGAGTTTCGCCGATAAGTGGGCCAGATACAAGCCAGTGCAAGGAACCGTATAGTGCCTCTTCTTCCTGCCAGTGGCTACGCGACGCCTGCCGCACCAACGATTGAACCCTCTCCGGTTCCATCAACGCCTTATCAGCGCATCGACGCGCCAGTGGGAGCCTTTGGTGGCGCAACCAGCCAAGCCCTAAGCGGCTTCGGTAAATCGCTGGGCGAAGCTGCCGGCCACCTCGAGAACATCCAGCAGTTCTACGACCAAGTGGTCGTAGACGAGCAGAAGAACTCTTACGAAACCAAGGTCAACAATAAGCTGTATGGTGATCCCTCTATGCCGGGGGACACTGGGTATATGGGATCGCAAGGCAAGAATGCCCTTGAGGGACGTGAAGGGGTACGTCGGGACATCGACGCGATGCTCTCGGAACACCGCTCAACCCTGAAGAACGCCAATCAGCTTCGGCTTTTCGATCAGGACGCCTCGCGCTATCGAAATGTGGTCCTGAACCAAGTGGGGCGGCACTACGATGAGCAGTACAACAAGCATGCCGCCGCTGTTGCAGACGATACCCTCAAACTCAAACTTCATGAGGGCGCAGTTGCTGCGAACAACAATAACTTTAACCAGCTTAAAGGGTCGTTGGAGTCGGCCCTCGTTGCAGATGAACAAGCATTGCGTCTGCGTGGAGCCGATGATGTCACGATCAAGAACCATAAAGCAGTCATCATTCAGGGTTTCACTGCTACCTGGGCTGAGACTGCAATAGAGCGCAATGCGCCGGAGGGCAAACAGTTCGTCCTCGATCATAAGGACGAGTTGGGCGACAAGTACGACAATTTGCTGCACAAGGCCACCGCGGCGAGCACGCAGTACGATGTAGAACGGATGAAGAATGGGCTGCCGCCGGTAACGTCGCAGCCCAATTTGGTAAGGGGTGGGGCGGTAGGCGATGCAGTCGATAAATTCCTCGATCTTACCGCACAGCATGAGAGCGGCTGGCGCAACATCCACCAGGGACTCGTTTCGCCAACGGTGAGTACAGCCCAGGGCTATTACCAGATAACTAACACAACATGGAGGTCATTTGCGCCAGGGGCTGGTGTGGACCTCGCTAAGTATCCTACTGCGATGACTGCACCTCCGGAGATGCAGCGGCAAGTGGCCCGACATATCGTCACCACTAGCGGTGTACAGCATTGGACCGACTACAATCCGACTCTGCGTTCATCGGCCTTGAGTGTAGGACTTCCTGTATCCGGACCTATTAGTGGATCATCGACCGCCCCGGCGCAGCCTTCGCCAACTGCGGGAACCGACCAACCACCAGGAACTCTTACGCCTCCCAGCGCCCCTCCCAGCGCCCCACGCCCAGTCACGGCGATTGGCGACAGTCTCACCCAACACCTCGTTAACCAGGGCGGCGCCCAGGGTAAAGGCGACCGCTCCAAGATAGGGAACTATCGTCCTGGCGACACCACTGTCAGTGGGTTCAACTCGCAGCAGATCCTCGACACGGTGATCCCTAACTTGCCAGCAGAGCTGGTCAAGGGCAAGGACGTAACGTTTTCGACTGGCATATCCAATTACAACAACGACAAGGATATGCAGAACTCCTTGCGAAACATCATCCCGGCACAGCTAGCTGCGTTGCATGAGCAAGGCGCAAAGAATATAGTAGTGATGGGGGTTGGTCCAGCAGAGAAACTGAAAGGGGTTAATGAGGCTCTGGCGGCGATTGCGGCCAAACATGCGGACTGGGGCGTCACATTTGCGGGGCCGCAGCGCGCACCGAACCCTGGCGACCCAGAAAAGCTGCACTCCCGCGATCAGAAAGCGGAGATGGGTGCGGTACAAGCGGCACTCGCAACGCGATACGGGCAACCTGCGTCAGCAACGACTGCGGTGTCCTCGACGCCCGAGGCAGGTGTGCAAGCTACCGCTAAGGATTTGCGTGCAAAAGCTGCAAGCGATGGTGCACCCCTCACTATTCGCACCTTAATGCCAGAAGAGGTTGATAAGGCAGTCGCCCATACCGGCTTTGGCCCTGACCAGCCCCTTGACCTTGCCAACCCGCAGGTGTTAGCAAAGACCCTCGAGGCTATAACCCTTACCAAAACAGGAAAATTGACCTCGGCCGATAAGCAGGTTATAACGCGCGCGGTCAATATGAAGCCGGAGGACGTAGCGACACAGACTGTGACGCAGGTGCCCGGCGCGCCGATGCCCTCTCTACCACCTAATGAACCTGGCGAATTGCCCGACGGCGAAGTGCCCGGCCTCCTCGAGAAGTTGAAGCAGGGCGCAAAGCTCTTGCCGCCCGGCGCTAAGCCAGAGGTGTGGAACGCTTATGTGCGCTCGGTGCGCCAGGACGCGAATATGGCGTACAACCAGCAAATGCACGCTGAGCGCCAACATGCTATAGCTCAAGCAAAAACAGATAAAGAGATAGGTGGTCAGTATTATGAGCGGATGGTACCTGGCGGGACCAACCGGCCATCGGACGCTGAGATAAGGACCGACAAGCGGCTCAGCTTGAAGATGCGAGAGAACCTGATTGGGGCATTGAATGCGCCTAATCATCCACAACCGAACCAAGCTGTGTCCGAGGCTAATCGGGTGGAAGCGTACCAGCGGTTAGGAGGAGAAGTGAATGGCAAACCACAGCTTAGGACCACAGACGAGATAGCTGCACTGATGTTTCATCCAGATGTAAACCAACGCATCACTTGGAACCAGTTTCAGTCTCTCGATGAAGTGCTTCAAAGGAAGAACCACGCGAAGCGTCAAGACACACAGCCACACATAACCCAACTCCTCAAAGACGCAGAACGGGTAATATTCCCGCTCAAACATATGAAGGATGGAGTAGGGATTAAGATGGATGAGGAAGGTCCGGTGCGCGAACGCCGGTACCAGAATTTCATAGAGAACACTGTAAACGACTATATAACTGAAGGGAAGGACGTGCGGAAGCTGTTTGATCCTGGGGCGCCGGACAAGCCCAACCCTGAGTATTTGGGGAGCCGCGCTATCTTAGATAGGTTTGGTGCGGGGGCGAAGCCATTCGGGAGAGGACAGGCGAACACTGTGTACCCGACTGAGGGTGAGCTTAAGGATAATCCCTCGATAATGAAGGCGTATAGAGAGGGACGATTTGGTGAATTTGGGACAGCAGAGGCCATTGAAGCAGCCAAACAGTACTCGATTAGGGCAGGGCTGGGGATGCGTAAACAGGTTGTGCCGGAGAGCGGGGTGCCGGTGCGATGAGTGAGCTACCGCCTGTACCAGAACAAGAAGAAATACCCGTTAATCCGCAAGCAGAGCGGAGTGGACGCGGTATTGCCTCCGTTGTAACGAGTGCTGTCGGAGCGATAACACCGGACCTCTCGCCACTTCTTCCAAACGTCCCTAGTGCCTTCAACGCGCCACTGCCCGATGTCGATGATGTGTTTGGGAAGCTGCCAGATGTCGATGAGGTGTTCGCTCCACCGAAGCCGTGGTACAGCAAGTCCCCAGCGCTGAGCCATTTCGCGGCGGAGTATAGCCGGGTTTGGGATCAGGCGATGACTACGGAAACTATTCCTGGTCAACCTGTGCCGACCCGTAAGCAGCTACAAGACGCTGGGGTGTTTGCGCAAACGGATGCTCGGATGCGTACCATCACCCAGCAATTCAACGAGATGATGTATCAAGCCATTATGGCCTCGCAAGCCACGATTATGGGCGCGGCTGGGCTTTCGGTGGAAACGGGAGTGCCACGCGAAGCGGTGGGTGCGGTGCTGGAAGTGTTCCCCGCAGGGCGTTTGACCGGCCTTCCTCGGGTGGCAGGTGCACCACTCGGCGCGCCAACACCTTTGATGAGACGAGCGCTCGAAGCAACCGAAAGAGTGACGCCGCTGCGCCGGGAGGTGCCCCTCGACCTGGATGTAGCTGCTGATCTCGGAGTGTTCGGACGCCGCTCGTCCGAGCTTACTGCATCGGAGCGGTTCGCGCCCAATGCTGATGTGTCGCTTACGGTGCAAGGGCGGACTGCGGAAGCCCCGATAGTAGGCGAGCCGGTTGCGGTTCAAGGCGAGGCGCCCGGCGCATTCCCGCCGCGGCCTCCTGAGATGCCGCCATTCACGCCTCGCGAAATAGCTGCCACCCTCGATCCACCACTCTTCGAGGCATACGATAACTTCACCGCGATGCACGCGGAAACGCTGCGGTTGATCAATGAAGAGGCCGAAGCCCGCCGCAACCACCCAACAGCGGTGGCTGCCCAGGAGTACATCGACCAAACACTGGCAAAGGTGGGCGGGGTCGAGAGCCGGTTGACCAACGCCCAACGGACGCGGCTCACCGAGACACGAGAGGCGTTGGATAGTTACCTGCATGAGGATACGCCGGCTATGGCGTTCCTACGGCAACGCCTCACGGAGGCGAACGAAGGGTTGCGGACGCTGGGACCACAGGTAGGAGCCGCTATACGCGATGCGACGGAAGCTGCGCATGGCCCTGAGCCAACGGTGGTTGCGCCACGCGGCGTCCAGACTACTATCAACCGCCTGCCTGGTGGTGGGTTTGAGGTCGTTGTAGACACGCCGGAAGGTGTGGGACGACTGGCCGCGGTTACGCCAGAGGCGGCTGCGGCTCAAGAGGCGCGCCTCAAGGCAGCTTACGCGCAGCGATCGGCCATCCTGGCCGCGAAGACGGATGCAGAAGCTGGCAAGCCGTTGCCGTATCGGGTCAACAACGCTGGCAACGTGTCAGTAGTGATGGATGGGGAGCGGATCCGACTCAACCTAACGGGTGAGGAGCGGGCGGCGCTTCGCAACGCAGAGCAGCGACGGAATGCTTCTGTTAGGGCAGAGGATGTGGCGCGGAACGACGCCGATGTGCAGGCGATCCTGCGACGCGGGGTGGACCGCTTGCGCGCCGAGGCATTGCCGATTAGGCTCGAGGAGAAGCCGGGCATAGCGGCGGCATCGGCGCGCCTCGAGCGCGAACTGACCTCGACCGGCATCCTATCGACGAGTGACATTCAGCGTGATTTCGCGGTAGGGTTTACAGAGGCCAACCGTATCCGAGATCGGATGATCGCAAAGAATGCCGAGAAGTTGCGGACGCTGTACCAGCGCAATGGCACCATCTCGACTGACGCAGCCCAGAAGCTGATGCTGGCGGGCCGCCCAGAGGCCGAAGCGAAGGCCGCCGCCCGTATCCTCCAGTCGATGTATGAGGCCCATGCTGCCCGGTTCCGCGGTGAACTCGGAAGTGCATGGGACATTTATCAGCGCGAAGCCCCGAATGTACGAGGGCCAGGACAGCGTGGCACGGCCCGCGAAACGGGAGTTGTCCTGGAGCAACCGGCACGGGGCAAGATACGCCTCGCCGACCCATCCGACCCGCGCGCCGCTCGATCCCTCATCACCTTTTTCAAGAACGCCGACGCCTCCACCTTTATGCACGAGACGGGCCACGACTGGCTCGAGCGCCTGTTCCGCGATGCCACGCACGGCAAAGCTCCGCGCGATCTCGTCGAGGATGTGGCGGCGATCCGCGAGTGGTTGGGAGTGCGGGAGGGCGAAGCGATCTCAACGGCTGCCCACGAACAGTTCGCGTCTGGGTTCGAGCGCTACTTGCTAGAAGGAACTGCACCGTCGAAGGGGCTAGCGCGGGTGTTCCAGCAGTTCAAGGAGTGGCTCACTAGCATTTACCAGGGTGGAATACAGGCCGGCGTTCCGATCAACGACCGAATCAGGCAGGTGTTTGACCGGATGCTCGTTCCCGAAAGGGAACCGATCATAGCGCCGGAGCGCCCAACACCCGTTGATCCTGCCACTCAGGCCCGCGCCACCCCGCCACACCTCGCGGCGCAGAAAGCGGATGATGTACTTGCGGAACGTGAGGCAGCAAGTACGCAACTGAGAGCGGAGATCCTCGATGGACGACGAGATGCAAGACGCGGCCCAGCGCGAACTAGGGTATCTGATGGAGGTGCAGAGGACCCAAAAGCTGTCTTCCGAAGAGAAGCAGGTATTGGACCAGATGATAACGTCGGCGAAGGTAGAACTGTATCTTCGAGAAAAAGCGAAACGCCACAGGAAACGGGAGATGGATATGGCCCTGCCGACCGTCCCCTCATAGATTACGAGGGAAACATTCGGGTAGAGAACATAGAGTCTGCTGATGATGTGCGACAGGTGATTATTGATGCCTCGGGTGAGCGGAGTGGGTTCATGGAGGCCCGCCGGAACGTCGTTACTGACGCGGAGACTATCCGGCTCGCCGAAGAACAAGGGGTTGACCCAAAGACGATTGACAAGTGGGTGGTCGGACAGGCGTGGACCGCTAAGCAGATCGTGTGGGCACGTATTGTGTTAAGGAACTCCGCCACCTACGTCCGCGATCTAGCCCTGCGCCTCGCTACCAAGGCGGACGAAACCACCCTGCTTGACTATATTCAGGCCCGCCAAACCCATATGATGATACAGGAAGCTGTGTCGGGGGCAACGGCTGAGGCGGGCCGCGCGCTGCGGGCCTTCCGTTTTCTTCGTGCCGAGGGTGATCTTGTAGAACTTAATCGGGTGTTAAAAACAGAGGGCGGAAAGGACTTGGCGGCGCTGCGGGAAGAGGCCCGCGAGTTATCTCAGCTTGCTATGCCAGAGCAGATCAACAAGTATCTGTCGCGGATGCGAGATGCTCGGTGGAGCAAGATGGCTACGGAGGCGTGGATCAACGCGCTGGTATCGGGACCGCACACTCACATCGTGAATATGGGAACAAACTTTGGTGTGATGTTGGGAGCGCCGATTGAAGCAGGAGTGGCTGCGGCGGTTGGGCGGGTGTTCCGCCTGTTTGGTAGGGAACAGGGTGTAGTAGCTCGTGAGATGATTGATCGGGCGCACGGCATCTCTATGGGATTTGTGGATGGACTTCGAGGGGCTGGTGCCATCCTACGAGATGAGAGTAAGATAGATATTTATAGCCCACTGGATGTAGAGTCGCGTGCCATTCCTGGAATAGTAGGGAAAATTGTGCGGACACCGGGCCGGTTCTTGGCTGCGGAAGACAAGTTCTTTAAGGCGGTTGCTTGGCAGCAAGAGATCAATGTGCAGGCAGCGCGGATAGCACGGAGCGAAGGACTGACTGGTGATGCCTTAGCTTCTCTTGTTGAGCAGCTGCGTGGCACACCAACACCGGAGATGATTGCTGAAGCGGTCAAGTTCGAGCGTTACCAAACGTTCCAAACCGCTCTTGGCAGCAAGGCGCAATGGCTACTTAGCTTGGCCGCTGTGCATCCATTGATGCGTCTCGTGCTGCCATTCGTCCGCACCCCTGTAAACCTCCTCAAGTACTCGATAGAGCGCGGCCCGCTTGGGTTTTTCTCGAAACAGGTATGGGAGAACATGACTGGTGCGAATGGGGCCGTAGCGCGGGATACCCAGATCTCGAGGATGCTTGTTGGGAATATGGTGGGGATAGGTGTCGGGTATATGGCACTGAACGGGTTGATAACCGGAGGTGGGCCACTCAAGAACGAAGAAGTAATGACGTTGCGTATGACTGGATGGGAGCCATACTCTGTAAGGATAGGTGATATCTCGGTCAGCTATAGGCGCTTCGATCCTTTCTCCAACACAATCGGAGTAGCGGCGGACTTGGCCTCGCTCGCGAAATACTGGGTTTCGGAGAAGGATGAATTTGGCCGGGAGTTTGATGCAGATCGTTTTGCAACTCTTGGGGGCATGACGATCTACAGAAATATGATTGATAAGATGTCGCTGAGAGGTGTGACCGGGCTGGTAGAGGCTGCGATGGATTATGAGCGGCATGGAAAGAGTTTCATCAACGGGCTGGTCGGGTCGGCGGTGCCAGGTATTGTAGGTCAAGGGGCACGAATGCTCGATCCACTTGAGCGGGAAACACGGAGCGCCTGGGAATCTTTCCAGTCGCGGATACCGTGGATGCGCGAGGACCTGATGCCCAAGCGGGATCGGTGGGGTGAGCCATTCATCGCCGGAGCTATTGGCCCCCTCCAGATGAAGATGGTTGCCGAGGACCCGGTTAACCGGACCCTCCTTGAATTGGGAGTAAATGTAGATCAGCCCCGTCGCCAAATAGGCGGGGTCGATCTGACGCCCCGCCAGTACGACGACTACTCTCGCGTCAGTGGGCGGCTCGCTAAGACCATGCTCGACGGTATCATAAGCCCACAATTTCGCTCGATGTCGCCTGGCGCTCAGATAGATACAATAAAGAGTATTGTCAATCAGGCGCGAGCTATGGGGCGGGCTGAGGTAGGCATCGGGAGTATTGATACTGAGGACGACATTATCCAGAAGGGCGTTGACTTACGGATGAGGGTGCTGGAGACAGGGCATTAATGTTCGATGATCTGGCGCGGAGGGTTGAGCGGGCTGTTGGTACTCAGTGGGCGTTCTTCGCCGCCCTCGCAACCGTCCTCGGGTGGGCCGCGACCGGACCACTCTTTGCGTTCAGCGACACTTGGCAACTCGTCATCAACACCGGGACCACCATCGTCACATTCCTGATGGTCTTTCTGATCCAGGCAACTCAGTCGCGGGATACGGCCGCGATCCAAATCAAGCTCGCAGAGCTGTTGCGGGCGGTAGAAGGGGCGCGCACAGAGCTAGGTGCTATCGAGGAACTGCCCACGGAAGAACTCGATGAGGTCCGAAGGACCGTTATGCCGCCGCCTGGGGCTTCGTCTTAACGACGTATCCCCCAGGGATTTCGAGGACACGGATCATCTTGGCCTTGACCATCAGCTCGAAGATGCGCTGGACGTGAGTGGCGGGGGCGCGACTCGACAACCACTCGTGGACAAGGTGCATCGGCACGCCCTCATCTTTGGCCCGGATGTTCTCAGTCATCACCCAGTAGATGCAATCAGTGATTACCTGGGCATCGCCGCCGGAGGACATAGCGGTGAATACGTCTGGCATTGCCTTCTCTACCTCTATCATTAGGTCGATCGCAGACAGGACGTCGGGAAGGTCGATGTGCTCGGTGCCGCGGTCGATAGCACAGATCATACAAAGTTTGAGGAAGTGAACCGGGCGACGAGTGTTGTAGTGCATCAGGCGCGGATGCGTTGGCTTGGGCAAGAGGGCGATGCCGCTGTCGGTAACGATGTCGAACTCACGCCGATTGTAGTCCTCCGCAAGGGCGATGGCACGCTCGGTCCAGCTAATCTTGCCGGATCGTTCGCTGATCTTACGGAGATCGTGGATCAGCGCATCGCGGAGGCGGGCATTGCCGTGGTGAGGGTTGCTTTCAGCGAGGTCGAACTCCTTGATCTCGACTTCGCCGGAGTAGGCAATGCAAACGCGGGACAGAAAGCCCTCGTTCCATGCGGAAGCGGGCATGGCGGAGGTCAAGAAACCGGGCGTGGTACACGCCACGAGGTTGACGTTGGGGTTGAGGATGGGTTGGAAGTCCTGTTTGGCGGAGCGGCGGCGCTCGGTGTAAAGGTGGCCGTCGTAGAGGTGGGTCAAGGTGTTCATGAAGTCGCTGTCATAGCTTGGGAGCAAGGCGCCGAGTTCGGGCGCGGCTATGAGGAGGCTGTTGTAGTCCTCGATACCGCCCGTGTAGATTGTGCGGGTCGCCTCCGCGAGGCGGTCGATCAGAGCCGCTTTGGTGAGGGAGATCTCGGCGACATGGTAGCCCTCAAGGGTATTCCAAAGGCGCCAGCAGGCCATGAGGGCACGGGTTTTGCCGGTCCCTGGTGGGCCAACGAGGAAGACGTAGACGTTCGGGTAGATATTCTCGCCCTGCGACCGCAACCATACTTTGCGCTCCATAGCCCCGGCTACCGTCGCGATAGCTGCCCATCGCCGATGGATCAGGGGAGACTGGATGCCTTCTGTGTACTCAAGGAACCCTGCCATCCACGACGCAAGCTGGCGATCTGGCATTATGAAGGGAGCTATATTGGTTGCAGCAGCCACGACGCGGCTCCGTCAGGGAAATGAGGGGTTGCGTGTGCGTCGCTGCGGGCGCGCAGGATCGCTCCACTTGCGGAGCGCATCAGGGTCATCCTTAGAGTCGGACCAGTTGTATCCAACCTTGGCCTCTCCGGGGATCACGAATGTGCGGCCACCTTTTAAGGCCACCTGTTGTTCTATCTGCGCTATGGCCCAAGGAACGATCGAGGCCTCTTGGGCCTCAGGGAATTGGAAGAGCACGGAGTCATGGACCTGAAGAAGGAGCTGAACACGGTTGGCACGCCAAAGCGCAAGCAGGCCGCGGTCGATGGTATCAGCTGTGATTGATTGAGGTTCGTAAGCGACGGCCTGGCGGATCGTTTCCGCGTCCTTCCAGTCACCGAGGAAGTGCCGTTGCCGCCCAAGGAGGGTCGTAATCTGGCGGGTATCGCGAAGGGCCTCTTGAACCCACCGCCACCACAGCGGGAAGGCGGGGAACTTTTCAAGGTAGTTTTGCTGGAAGGACTTGATGTGAGTGATGGGAATGTGTGTCGCACGGGACATCTTATCGGCTTGGCCCTGATAATTCGTCCCATGTCCCAGGCGCTTTGCGGCGTCACGGTAAGTGAAGGATCGGTAGAAAAGCTGGTTGGCTACTGCGCGGTCCTCGCTGGGTTCGTCGGTCCACGGGAGGTGTCGGAAAGCACCCCGTGCTACTTCTGTGTGCAAATCCCCGGACTCACAAGCATTTAGGTAGCGGGCGTCGCGGAACAGGTTCCAGTGGATCGCGCCGACGCCCCGCGAGTCGCCCTGCTCCAGGTCGATGTTGCAGAACTTCATGTCTGGGTCGGCGACGAACACGGAGCGAAGGAGGTTTTCTACGTTCTGGAGGTTGGTCCCAGTTCCGAAGTCCGAGTACGACGACGCAAGACGACCTGTGGTGGTCCCGGCAATGTTGAACGAAGTCCTCAGCCGCCCGTCGGGATCGACTGCTGTCTGGAGGAACGAAATCTTCTTGCCCAAGTCGCGAAGGGCGAAGGTGTGGCGGATAATTGGCTCGGCCAGCATGTAGCATTCGAGGGCCTCGAGGGCATCACGGTCGGCGGTCGGGCCGGAGGAACCATCTGGCCGACGCTTCCTCTGCACGGGAAGACCCAACTTGTCGTAGAGGAGGACGCACATATCCTTGTTGGAGCGCCACGAAGAGGTAGCACGCCACTCCGCGAACGCTATCCCATCGCGGACGAGGGCATCAAGTTGTTGCTCCAACAGAACCATCTTAGTGCGGTAGTCCGCAAGAACTTCGTCGCGCCGCCACAAATCTACGCGGAGGCCACGCGTATTCATCTCGAGGATTGGGCCTTGTAGGTCGCGGCTGAAGCGATAGGTGGCTGCGGTGGTTGTGGATAACTGTGGGATAAGTGCGTCGAGAACTTCGTGGGTTATACAGCAATCGAGGCCGTTATAGACCCACAGGGCGTCGTTGTGTGAAAGTCGCTCGGGGTTAATAGTCCTGGTTGATATCTTTCGCAACGTATCGCTCCTCTATTCGGATGTGCATTCTCTGTGCAACGAGCTTCGCGTTGACCATTCCCTCGGTCCAACCGAGGTCGCAATAGAAGCAGATGGGAACACCCTTAGACCACCACGTATATCCGAGGACAATGCCAAGTTCACGTTCACTCTGTATGCGATCATCGAGGGCGTTAGTGTAGAGAAGGTGAGATAAGAAGGGAGCTTCGCCACGGTTGATGGAGTCTTTCATCGCAGCAATGGCGTACTGGACGTTGCGCTGCACTGCACGGGGCGTAAGGCCGCGATAAGGAGACTCTATAATGACGCGGCGAAAGGGAGTCATACGTCCTCCCTCTTCAGGGTGGTGCGGTGGCGCATCTGTTTCCATGCTGGCTCATCGCTGTAAAGCGAGCCAAGAAATCCAAGGCTCTTTTGCACTTCAGGTTGGAGGGCGTGATGGAGTAACATTGTGTCATGAAGGCAATTTGCGACTGTAATGCCGTATCCGCGCCAGATGTAGTGGAGGTCATATAGACCGTTTTGAAATACTTTAGGCACGGGCAGTCCGCAAATTCGTCGAACCCATTCCCAAACGAGGAGTTCATCGACTTCACTCCAGTAGCTATTGTCGCTTCGCGTAGCGTCCCAAATCGGGATTACGAGGGCCTGGTCGGGTGTCCAAGAGAAGCCGATGCAGGTAATCTGACCCTTGGCCGTCTCGATGTCCACGGCCAAAAGCTGCGATCGCTCGATCTGTCGGAAAGCGTCGGCGAGGTCATCGAGGTTCTCAGGGATGTAGATCGTCCGGTCAGGGCGCTCGACTACCGCTGACGCGGAATGACGGTTAGCTTTTATAAGATCGCTGATGACGATGGGACGCATGTTAGCTGCGCCGCGCAACAGGTAGGCTGGGTGGAAGGTGGCAAGGAACTTGCCGTAAGGCGTGTCGCTGATGGTGCCACGCTTACGGGTGATCTGACCCGCGCCGGTGGCGAACCACAGTGCGGTGGCCCCGAGGCCAACCAAGAGGTTAGGTCGCCAAGCGGCGAGCTCTTCGCGAAGCCGCTCGAGTTCGGGGTAGAACTCGGCGCGCAGGTACTTGCCTGCGCGAATGGGTGGCATCCCATCGTGGCGAGGGCCGCAGAGCGCGTCGATGCGATTGGATGGGGGCTGGAAGTTGAAGACGTTGGTGAGACGGATGCCCTCCCTTAGGAGCAGGTCATCTCGGCGATGGTAGTCGTGAGACCAAATAGCGTTAGCTATGGCGCGTCCCAAATCTGGAGTAAGGATGCCGGCTTCGGTACATAGTTTGAAGAGGTGAAAGCCTGTTGCCCCGACAAAAGGCGCCTTCGCTTCGGCCTCATTCGCGCCCCAGGCTTCGCCCAACAGGACCATACGAGTGGTCATAGAGGATCTCTTGCGAAGATGTGGAGCGCGTTGCCTATTAGGTCGTGGGCAAGCTGTATGGCGCGTCTGGGAGTCAAGCTGACTGTTAGGGACATCTCCCCGTAGTAGGAAATAAGCTCTATGGTGGTTCCGTCGAACCTAACTATTGCCCTCGAAGGCACGGCGAGCAGCATCTGCGTATTCGGGGTTGGCTTCGAGCCCAAGGACGTCGCGGGCGCCGAGGGCACGAGCGGCTCGGAGGGCGGAACCGCTTCCACAGGTGGGATCAAAGAGTCGTGTGTTTCCATCAACGCACATCTCGAAGAAGTGTTGGAGAGCAACGATTGATTTCTCGTGGGAATGGATGTCTCGGTTTGTTGGGGCAACGATGCTGTTGGCTTTGGTACGGATGATTTTGCGGTCGTTACGCCAGCCGAAGAAAGCCGTTTCATAAACTCGGCGTGGTCGTCGCCCAGGATCTGGAGCGATCCCTTCATTCTCGCCTCGTTGCCAAATCAGCGGATAGGGATCGAACTTGAAGCCATCAAGCTGCGCAAGCGCCTCCCAGGTGCGGGCGTAGTGCTGTGGGGAGAACCAGAAGAATAAGTGGGCGGACTCGGCGCAGAAGCGATCCAGGTGGATGGTCAGGGTGTCTAGAAGGAACCAATAGGTATCGGCGGTGTCGGTATAGTCAGCGCGGAGCTGGGAGTTTTGGCCCTGGTGTTGGTCGGCGTCGATGCCGTAGGGGAAGTCACAGTGAATGAGGTTGAAGAGGGGGCCGGTATAAGTGGGTGCCCAGAGGTGGAAGTCGATGGTTAGGATTGGGGACTGGGGTGTATTAACAATGGCATTGTGCGCATTCAACTGATCCGACAATGCCCGTTCTTCCTTGCGCCTCGCAGTGTTAAGCGCGGTCTCGAAGGTAGCGGCACCAGCCACTATTGGATCATTCAGGTTAGATGCTACCTTGAGGTGTCCTTGGACAGTCTGTTGCGTTACGCTGATGGCTTCCGCTGTCTTTGCCTGGCTCCAAGAGGGGTCCGCTGCCTTGCGTAGTTCGTGGTAGCGAGCAATCGCGGTTGTCTTGTCGCGCCAATCCAAATCGGAGCGGCTTATGTTCTCTTCAAGCTCGATGCCCCATAATACCCACTCTTCGAGTTCGTCCTGGTATTGCGCGGGGATGTTGGTCCAGCTAAGATGATCGCGAATGGCGGTCAAGCGGCACTCACCAGCAACGAGAATGAGGTCACGGGTGATGACGATGGGATGAATGAGTCCGTGTTCTCGTATAGACTTGGCGAGATTGGGGATGTGTGCGCTGGATCGGACTTTGCGCTGACGATTGGGAGGTATGGTGATATCATGGACGGGTATGGAATGGAAGATGCCTGATGTCATAGCGGTAGGAGGGCTTTCGCCCTCCCCCTCCTTTTAGGTGGCGCGAGCGGTTGATCCGATCTGTGCCATCAGGCGCATCGTTCCGTCATCCGACTGCATTGGGCGGTGGGTGATCGAGGCGATCAACTGTTGCCCCGGCACACGCGCCAGCGACTCCTTCAACGGGCCAGAGAGGCCCAAGGTGTTAAGGAGGAATGTCTTGAGCGCAACCATCGCGTATGGCGACTCCCAGATGGTATGACGGATAGTTACATCGTGAAGGGTCTGGTTGCTTGCATCGAGGTAGTCGCGAAGGGCGTCTTGATCGACGTCCTGCATCGCGCTTATAAGACGGACCGTGAACTGGATGCCAGCCGTCTGCTTACGCGTCGAGGTGACATTCTCATAGTTCCCAACGATCTGGGACAGGTAGCTGCCGACCGGGATCGGTGGTACATCCTTTATGTTTTCGAGGTCGGTCTTGGCTTCTTGCTCGATCAGTTCATGTAGGTTTGGCATGGATGGGGTCTTTCCTGGTTTGGGACTCGTATCGTACACTAATTTGCGTCATTTTGCAAGCAGTTTTTGGTGTAGACTGCACATTCTCCTTTCATCTACAATGCTCCCCGCGTTTTCAGGAAAGCGCGGCTTTGAAAAAGCGGGCGAGGCCATCCTCCATGTTGAACTCATCAGCCATATCAAACGATCGGGGGTTTTTGAGGTCGATCATGGAGGTGGACCGCGTGCGAATGGTCCTCTTGGTGCCCGCTTTGGTGGCGAGGGCTACGGAGGGAAAGTACGATGGTATCTCCGGGGAGATGGCGTTGCCCACCGCGACGGGGAACCCCTTGGTTTGGCCATCCCGCTCCATGTACTTGACGTGAGCTATCACGATCACATTGGCCCCAAAGGACTCGGCGGTGACGTAGGCGATCGTGTTCATCAGGGCCTGTTGGGCAGTGTGGTAGAACTGCTCGGGACGGACGCCCCGGATCGGTACACCCTCCGCGAATGTGGCCGCGCCCAGCAATCCTTTGGCCCACCAATATGCGGAGCGGGACATCGTAGTCAGCGAATCCACCACGAGGATGTGCTTCGGTCCCCAACTCGAAGGTGTCGTGCCGTCTTCCCACAGGTCAATCGCCTTCATGGAGCCTATGTATGCGGTAGGAACTCCGTCGATGATTGGGCCATTAGGGGTGGTGCGGAACTTATCCCTGAAAGTCATGTAGTGGATCGCGTCGAGCCGCGCTGGCGCGGAGCGGCGCACCATTTGGACCAAAGGGTCGAGAAGGTTGTCAAAATCGAGGACGCGCAGATGGTAGCCGGCTTCGACCAACGAAGTGAGGCTGGTCGTTTTGCCGGTACCTGAGTCGCCGATGTAGAGAAGTTTGACGAAGGCGGAGGATTTATGGTCGGCGGCGCTAGGCATCATCGTCCTCCTCTTCGTAGAGTTCTTGTGGAAGGGTGACCTGGTGCCATTGGCTGCCGTCGATGAGTGGGTTGTACCGCAGCCAGATGTCGCCTTCGCTGTCGAGGATCACCAGGGTGGCGCCCTCTTGCTTGTTTTCAGGAAAATATTGGAACTGCTTCACTATGCGCATACCCTGGGTTCCTTCTAGCGGGAGAGAGGGTTGTCGGGCCGGCGCTCGAAGAGCGTTTCAAGGTATTGTGGTTGGACGGAGGGGTCCTTCGAGCACACTTCTCGGAATGGGCAGCCCCCGTACATCATGCACGCGGCGTCGTTGAGGGGCCAGCCAGCGGCTTCTGCCTCCCAGGTCCGCTCGATCCAGTACTTAACGTCCTTGAGCCACTTGTCGTTCTGGGCTTGAGTGCGGAAGGTGAAGCCGCGCTCAAAGCGAGTGAACCCGACCGCGATCTGCGCCGCGTCGATCATGACGCCCTTTACCGGCTGATGCCACACCACCTCCGCCGCAATGGTGTAGAGAGACATTTGGTCGGAGGGGTTGTAGCGGCGGAAGTAGTAGCCGCCCAGCGTTGCGCCGGTGGTTTTTTGGTCCTGGACGTAGTAGTCGCCGCCGTAAGAGACGATGCGGTCGAGGTGGCCGCACAGCATGATGTCTGGGTCGAGCTGAAAGCGGAACGACAGTTCCACCGCAGGCCGACCTCCGGGAAGTACGAGCGTCTCGCACGGATCGTTCTCATAAGTGTCCAAGTACCATATGATTGACCGGAGGAGGGTCTCGCGGGTCTTCGCGTTGTGGGCGGACTCCCACTCCCGTGTGTCCGCCAGCGTGGCGAAGCACACATTCTCGAGGGCTTCGGCGTGCGATGTGCCTTCAGTGCGCCACCTGTGGTACATCTCGAGGGCCTTCGCGTAGTGCCACCCGAAGGTCATGTCGTCTGAAGAGGATTTGGGGCGCCATCCCTCGATCACCATATAGTAGTATTTTCGAGGACAACTCTTCGCCGGTTCCAAGCTGCTGTGGTTCCACGCCCACTGACGCCCATCGGGCAGGAATTGGCTCTCGACTTCCATCACAATATCCCCAAGTCTTTGAGATCAACGACCTGCTTCTCCTTGACGCCCTTCCCAGTAAGGGTGAATGTGCGACGGGCTTCTCGGTAGTAGGTGATGAGGCGGTCGATGTCCTGCTTCGAGTAGGAGAAGGGATCGCGGGCGAAGAGTTCGGTGAGGGTTTCTTCCTTCTTCTCTTCTCTCATACCTCTATCTCCTCCAGGGTGATTGGATCGAGCCGCGGTTGCGTCGCCAGTCTTTCTCTATAGCGAGAATCGACGCGGCGCAAGTGCTCGCGCACCAGCGTCCGGACGACCTCTGTGGCTCGGCGTCGGCGGTAGATGTCGGAGAGCTTGTCGAAATCCCCCTCGAAGAGGAGAATCTGGTGTCGTGTGAGTTTTTCGGGGCTTTTCATCATGCTTCGTACTCCTTTATGAATGCCAGGATATTGCCGGTGAATACCTTCCCATCGTATTGCCATTTGCGAGTGCTTGGCCAGTAGTCAAGCTGTTTTCCGGCGAGTTGTCGGGACCAATGGTATTCTGTGTGCTGTGTCCAACCCGACGGATCGGCTTCGGCCAGGTTACGTTGACGGCGCTCTTTCTTGCGAGAGCGCAATTCGCGGTACATTTCACCCATATCGCCCATGTTCACCTCGGTACAATCCAAACCCTGCCGTCGTCTTCGACCACTCGGAGGTCGTGGAAGCCGCCGACCTCCCGCCGCGCCGCATAGAGGTGTTGGGCAAGTGCGTTGGGCCGCTGGGACTCGATGACGATGCCCAGGGGCGCTTGCGCGGCGCGGTTCCAGAGGGCAAGCAGGTCCGCTAAAAGGGACGGAGCTGTGGTGCCCTTGAGAGGGCGGCCACGGTTCATCGAGCCGCCGGGAGCAGGTAGACCCCCATGAGGGGGTCCACTTTACACACTCTGAGGCCGGGGCTACGCGGCGAGGCCCGTCGCCGAGAGGACATCCTCCCCAGCCGCCTCGCGTTCACGGATGCGCTCACGCGCCCGCTCTCGGTAGGTGTCGCCCTTCTCGCTGGCAAGCACTTGCTCGACCGCCTCGTTGAGGGACTCGCCCTTGAGCTTCTCTCCGTGGCGGCGGTAGTACGCAGCCTTGATGGCCTCGGCCACATCGCGCCGGGCCTCTTTCTCAACTGGATCGGTAACGCGGGGTGCACCAGCCTGCCGGACGCCAAACTCGTACTTGTCCGCATATGCTTGGATCGTCGCCTCGAGCTGCGCAAACTTGTCCTTTGGAAGCTCTTCGGAGCCGTTGAGTGCCTCTTCGACCTTCTTCGCCATGTTATTGCGAATGTTCTCGCGGCGAGTTTGCTGGAGGGATGAGGCCATGCCCTCGGTGAGGGGGGCACCGACAGCGATCATCGGATCGTCAGCGATGTCGAAGATTTGGCCCTTGATGGTAATCTGTGCCACTTGTAAGCTCCTCTAAAGGGGTCCGTGATTGGACCCGTGTAAGATAGTCTATGCGGGTATGTGTGTCAACCCCTATTCGCAACTACTGTGCGCTTAGTCGGGCGATATGCCGCGGATGGGCCTCCCCCATCCCAACGCGCTAAGAAGGGTTTCAACTGTACTATTGTATGGGTGGCGGGTCTTCCCTTTCTGTATATTGGTCACAGTTGTGACCGAGACCCCAGCCCGCTCCGCGAGGTAGGTAGCGGACCACCCACTATCGGTTATGTCGTTGCGCAGGAACTCTACGATGGGGTCGGCGTCGGTCCATCTGTAGCCGGTGTCCCGGTCGAGATGCGATAGGTTGCGTACTACTCTCACGTCCATCCCTCCGTGTTGATGAGGAAGAGGTTCTCTTTGAAACGAGTTTCGATTACATAGCGGACGTTCTGTTCCTGTTCCCATTCCTCGGTGCCCTCCCGCGCAAAGCGAGAGGGGACACGCCAGGGATCAAGGTGGAACACCGTGTCGTATTCGAGGCCCTTGGCCTTGTGCCCGGACATTAGCTGGATGGGTCCCTCCTGTTTGAAGAGGCCCTCGGCGCGGGCGATGGCGGCGCGAAGGGTCCAGTTATCGTGTTGCGGGGCGCATAGCACCCGCAGGCACTCTGCACGTTCGTACACCGTCTCTTCGGACTTCGCGGTGCGGAGCGCCTCGCTTTGCCACCTCTCGATGGCGGTCGCCATCTGGGCGTCGCCCATCTCGAGCGGCCCCAACTTTTTGAGGATGCGAAGCAGGCCCGCCCCGATGTCCATTCCGATCAGTTTGATGTGTCGGCCTCGAGCGAGAAGTCGTAGCCCTGCCTTGAAAAGAGGAGCGTTATTTCGGCATATAATTGCGGCACCATCTGGAACACTACTTTCGTTCCATCCTTCGAGGGACTCGATATGCCCTTCAGGAGCTCCGTCTCGCCAGCGCATATGCGGAACGCGAAACCATGCCCGCTCGACACCCAGACGCGGCACTCTAAAAGTGGTAGATAAGGTAAGTTCTCGCATGGACCACCGCTCTCTTGCCGCAGCCATCCCTTGTTGTTTCGCTCCTCTAAAGCCATAAATACTTTGCCAAGGATCTCCCACACCGATGAGCCGCTTGGTGGCAAGGTTAGCGAGCATTTCGTGCTGTAGGGCGTTGAGGTCTTGGAACTCATCAATCATCACCAGGGGAAATCGGGGCCACGAGGCGCCGAAGCACACAGGCATATAGATTTGGTCATCAAAGTCGAGGCCGCCGGCGTAAGCGGCTTCGATCGAAGCCGAGAGCGCCTCGTCGATTAGCTGGCATTGGAGGTCGGTTGGCTCCTCTGGGAGCGGCTCGACCCAATCGCGAAGCGTCCCAGCGTTGAAACGCGCTGATGTGCGCCACTTGGCGG